TGCCGTACTCGTCGATGGAATCGGCGCACCGGTCGGCGCTGCGCTTGGCCTCGTCCAGATACCGCTCGTTATCCTGGATCTCGCTGTTGAGGTTGGCCAGGGCCGTTTTAGCGTAGTTCAGCTGCCGCTTATAGGCGTCTGTCCGGCTGTCCGCGTCCCCATAGGCCTCAGAGGCGTCCTCCACAGCCCGCTCCAGCGCCCGGACCTTCTCCGCCTGCTGGTCATATTCCCGGCGCAGGAGCTGTCCCTTGGCGGTCAGGGCTTCCATGCTGTTGGCATTTCCCTTGAACTCCGCCGTGGCCAGTGCCATCTCTGATTTCAGATTCTTCAGCTCGGAGTTCACAGAGGACATCTGCTTTTTAAATTCCTGCTCCCCATCCAGTTTGATGGACGTGGAGATGGTCCTTACCGCCATGGGTCAATCCTCCTTCCGCTTGAGCCGCCCCCGCTGGATCTCCAGCTCAACAAGATCCGCCAGCTGTCCCGGCGTCAGCAGCTGCACCGCCCGCAGATCCAGGCCCAGAACCTGCGTAGCCGTGTCCAGATACTCCGTGCGGCTCTGCCGGCTGCCGTTTTTTTTTGCAGCTCCAGAAGCCCCAGATCCTCATATTCCCGCTTGGGCGGGTGCTCCATGGAAAACCCCAGCCGGGCCGCCTCGCAGATGGCCCGCCGGGCCCTCGGCACATCCAGGACCCCCAGCAGCGCCGCCAGCTGTCCCATAGAGGGGATGTCCTCCGGCGTGTGGCCCAGCTGCCGCCGGGCAAGCTCACCCTGTTCAGCGAGCTTGTACAAAAGCCAGCAGGTGGCCAGGAAGGACTTCCGGCTCTCGCCGGCAACCACATCCGGGATCTCCTGCTCCGCGCCGTATTTATCGTAGAAATCGAACAACGCCGCGCCGTTCAAAAAGAGGTGCAGCACCTGTTCGTTGAATGCAAAATCAACCGTTTTCAACATGTCTTTTCTCCCTGTGAAAAAGGCGGGGCACGGGGCCCCGCCGCTTACGCGCCGGCCGCCTTGATCTTCTCGTTGACCCAGCTGACCGCTTCTGTCTCTGTGGTGAAATCCTTGCTCTTGATCTGCCAGTCTCCGCTGTTGCAGGCAGACGCCAGGAAATGGATCTTGGAATTTGCCAGGGTGATAGATTCTCCCTTGGTGGAATACTCCTCACCCTGGATGGTGGCCTTGACTTTCGGGTAATAGATCCCCTGGTAGACCTTTACGTTGCCCTCCAGCATCTTTTTAATGTAAAAGGCAAGTCCGCCATAAGGCGGTTTATCTTCCGCGCTGAAGTGCAGATCCTGTCCCTCTTCCGCTTCCAGCGTTGCACCGAAGATGGCAGAGGCCACAGCATTGGATAGTTCGTTGACCTCCACATCGATACCTGCCTCTTTAAATTCCACTACATGGACTTTCAAGGCGTCGTCGCCATATCCCTTGGCCTCATTAAACGTGGGACTGTCTGTCACCTTGTTCAGCGCGCCCAGATTCATGGGGGTGCCGTACTTAGGAAGCGCCCCGGCAGGCTCCGGATCGCTCTCGGCCAAGGGCGCCCACTGCATCATTTTTGCTCCGTATTTCATAGATTTCTCCTTCCAGGGGCATTTACAGCCCCTTTGACTGTAAATATTGATCGTACACCGAAGCCGCAGCCTGCGTACTGGCCGCAGCGCTTTGCTCGTTGGCTTTACGGATGAAATTCCGGGCTGGTACGCCCTTCTTTCCGTATTCGTTGACAAAAGCGATCTCGGCGTTGCGGGTCGTGGTATCTCCCCGCTTTCGACTCCCCGCGAAGGTAATGCTGATGGATCGCACACCCTTGCGGGTCCGGGGCTTGCTCTTACGCAAAGACCGGGCGGTCTGCCCGGTGTCTGCGATTGCCTGAGCCGCCGACTGCTGGGCTTGCAGAACCACATCCGCCTGAGCATCCAGCATCGCGTCCTGTACAGTCTCCGGCAGGTCGGCTACATCCTGCAGGCTCAGCATCAGATCATCCAGCCCAGATACATCAAATTCAGCCATTGAGACCGCTCACCCCTTCAAATTCCAGCACATAGTGCCGGCCATCCAGATCACTGGCATCTTCCAGGGACGGGTAAGTGAAGTCCGCATCCGCCACCGCACGCTGCAGCTGTCGCACGGTTGGCAGCGGATTTCCCATGAGGGGGCAGAAGTAGTGCAGCTGCAGCAGGTACCGCACCGATTGCGGTGCATTGTCTCCGAATCCTTCCGGCAGCTCCGTGGCATTATAGGTGCAGTACGCTTCCGCATCCCC